TATCAATATGAGTGCCACTATTACGGCGGTAGGGGCCGGCATTAACGGCCTGCGGGCAGGCTGGGGCAAGTTTTCCGCCATGCTGGCGGGCGGGGATGACCTGGAGAGAGTAACCCGGCGCATGGAGGCATTCACGGGCGGCGCGTCAAGCGCGGCGGAAGCGGCGCGGGATGTGGTGGATTTTGCTGATACGCCTCCATTCGGGCTGGAGGAAACGCAACGGGCGGCGCAGTTGCTTCTTGGTTGCGGCGTCAGGGCGAGCGAGTTAAAAAGCACATTGGAGGCTCTTGGTAATGTGGCTGCGGGCGGCGGAATGAGTTTGGAGCAAATAGGCATCCGTCTTTCTAAAGCTTTCCAAACTGGCCGCGTAACTATGGAAGTTTTGGAGCCGCTAATGAATAGCGGTATTAACGTTATGGGCGTGCTGGGTCAACGAACAGGAAAGACCAGGGCGGAATTGCAAAAGATGATGACGGAGGGAACAATTGGTTTCCGGGATTTGAAGGGGGCTTTAGTCTCCATGGGATCTGCCGGAGGGCAGTTTGCGGGAGCCATGGAGAAAAATACGCAGGACATTGAGAACAGGGTGGAGACCCTGAAAGGCAAGGTTGGGGCCTTGAGCCGGGTTTTTGCTGAACCGGTAACAGGCGGCATCAAAGATGCTATGGACTCCATAGGCGCGTCATGGTCCGGTCATGGTCCGGAGGTGGAGCGCGGCTTGAGGAAAACGGGCGAATTGCTGGGTCAAATCGTGAAAGCGGCCGCGCCTATTATTTCCGTAGTAGGAAAAGGGCTGGCAACGGTAGCCGCGGGCGGCGATCGGCTTCACGGGATGCTCCGGAATGGAATTTTGGCGTGGGTAGCGTGGAAGGCGGCCGGCAGTTCCGCCGGGGCAGCAGTAGGTCAGGCTGTGCTGTCTGCGGGGAGGACGTGGCAAACAGGATTTAATAATGCGCTTGTGTTATCCGGGCAGAGGACGCGGAGCGTGATGGGGGATATACAGGCATTAGGGGCTTCTGCTCGTTCGCAGGCGGCGCGGATGGGGGCTGCGTTTAAGGGGGTGGGGGCAAGTTTGGCTTCCGGCTTGAAGGGGCCGGCCATTATGGGAGCTATTGCGGCTATTTCCGTAGCCGTGGAAGAGCTTTACAAGGCGAGCCATGAGGCAAGCGGGGTGGCCTCAAAGGGAGAAATGGACAAAAAGAAAAATTTCAAACGGTCTAATGATGATTTTGATGAACGCGTGTGGAAGATGGCCGGAGAGGCGGCCAGCAAGCAGGACGTGGGGCGCGTCATGGATGAATATGACGCTGAAATTAAACGCCTGAAGCGCGAAGAAGAAGACCTGCTGGCGGAAGATCCGCTGGGGAGAATGACGGTTGCGGTGCAGGATAGGCTGGTGCTGTTGCAACGTGAGCGGAAGGAGTTGCAGCAGGTGGCGGAAGCGAACGCGAAAGCGGCGGAGACGCGGGAACGGGCGGCGCAGCGCGGGCAGCAGACGGAAGAGGCACGGAAGAAGACGCTGGAGAAAATCAGGGAAATACAAGATGAATTGTTATCCCTGGATTATGACCGGGCGGAAGAAGAGAGGGAGAGGCGGCGCAGCGGAATGGGGCTGGAGGACCGGAAAAAAGACCTGCTGGGAGGATATGGGAGCATGGAGGGCCTCAAGAAGGCCATTGCGGAGCAGAAAGCCCTGCTGGATGGCGGGGACGCCGTGGACGGCATGTTGAATCTGGAGGGGGTGGAATCCAGAATCAAGAGCCTGTATGAATTGCTTGGCAAGGTGGAAGAGGTGGATCGTGAAATAGTGGAGCGGAATAAGGAATGGGACAAGGCGGAAGCCAAACACCAGAAGCAGGCTGCCCTGCTGCGCGCGGAAATTCACGGGCAGAAGGATAAGCTGCGCGTGTTGCAGGAGCAGGCGCGCGTGCTGGAGCTGCAAAACCAATATGAGGCGGATGGCATGAGCAAGGCCCGCGCCGGCGCGGCGGCCCGTGAAATAGCCGCCCTGGAGCAGAACAGGAACCGGGCGCAGACCGGGCGCGAATACCGCCGGCAAATGGCCCTGTTGAAAGCTCAGGCGGAGGGAAACAAGGCGGAAGAGCGGCGGCTGAAGATGGCGGAGCGCATGAAGGAAATTTATGACCAGCAGCGCGGCTTGGGGATAGACAGGAAGACGGCCATGAGGCGTGCCCGCGGCATGGCCGGGTTGGAGGATATGGTGGAGCGGCGGAAGGACCGGAAGGAAGGGAGCGGACCCATAGCGGACAGTCTGGCGCAAGTGGGCGGCGGGGGCCGCTCCATGATGGGGAGCATGCCGCAACTTACGGAAGCGAGGAAGCAGACAAATTTGCTTCAGCAGATCGTGAAAAACACGGGCGCGGGGCGGAGGGAAACCCTGAAAACGGCGGCCAGGCTGGGATATTGAAATAGCCGCTAAATGATAGAGAGATAATAATAAATATGGGAAGAAAAATTAACATTAAGAAGCGGGAAACGCATGAAAAGACGCTGGAAATAGAACGGGGGGATGAAGGGGAAGTAAGGGCTGTGGGGAGGATTGTTTACACGGACAATCAGGAGGGCTGGAATGCCCGATGCCCGTCAATAGGGTCCGCTTATCCTGATGATGCCGCTTTGAGGCTCAAAAAGATAAGCATGGAAGGAATGGAGGGGGATATGGTGAGGGTGACGCTCTATTACGAGTTGCCGCGGGAAACGTCTTTTGAATTCGGTGGAGGGGAGGAAGTGGAATATTCCATGGATTATTCCTGCTCTGAACAGCCGTTGCTGACGCATCCGGCCTTTCAGGATATAGACGGAGAAGAAAAAGATGCGTTGATGGCTATGGCGTCCGGGGCTTCTCCTAAAGATACGTTCGGGCAAGATGATAAGGTGATTGAGGATGCCGTGAAATCGGAGGCCGGGAAGAAGGCCATGGAAAAGATGCGTAAAGGGCAGGTTAGTTTTTTGTGTCCCGGAGGGGTTTTTTCCGTCACTTCTACCGTTCAGGCGTTGAGCATGGCCGGGGTTGGAAAAAAAGGGGCTCCGGGCAGCGGCGCGCCCGCAGTAAGCGGAAAATATAATTGGATCAAAGAGGGCGTGAGCGGCCGGAGGACGGGAACCGGGAATTGGCGTCAGACGGTTTCCTGGAGGTTGAGCGGGCCGGATGGCTGGGATTCTGATTTGTATTGACTTATGATTAGCTGGCCGTTTTTTAATCAAGGGGAAGAGTTGAGCGCGTCTAAGTTGAGGCGTCTGGTTAAGGGGTGCCGGGAGCTGGAGCAGTTGGCTAAATCTTGCCGCTTGCAGAACGGGGTTGGTTACACGTTTAACCGGGGGCTGGGCGGCACGTCATTAACCATAAGACCAACGGGGGGAAGGAACAAAGCAGGAGAAGGCGAGCCGTTTACGCTGAAGAGGCTGGAAAAGGGGGATGCGGGATATAAGGCGTATTTCTGGCCCGGCATGGTTTTTGAAGTGCATCCGGGAGGCGTGCGGCGCATTAAGCCGGAACTTAACGGGGAAAAGATGGATCAGGCGGAGGAACCGCCTTTTTTATCCGTTCAAGGAGGGGATAAGGTATTTTTGTATCTTGAGCGGAGCGCGGATAACCATGATTGCATTACTTATGCGGAAGTGACGGCGGAGGAAATAGGGCTGGCGCGCGCGGTCAGAATTTATCTTGGGGAATTCAAGGAAGAAACGAATGAAGCCGGAGAAAAGATCCTGAAGTATCATGAGGCGTGGAGCGGCCATGTCCATTACGCGCAAAGCTCATTGAATGAAGGTTGGAGGGTGGTAGTTGATACGGATGAAGAGGGCGCGCCGGATATGGCCTATGTGAAGAAGGGCGATATTTACATAGCCGGGCAACTGGCGCAGCGCGGCGGGGGCACCTGGGAGGTGGCACCGAAAGAAGAGGGGGAAATTTGGCTGGAAGTGAAATGCACCGGGGATGGCGTCATTAAAAGTGCGGAACTGAAAGAAACGAAAGGATCTTCCAAGCCGCTCCAGTATGTAGCGGAACCGGATGATGAAGAAGCCGAAGAGGAATTCACTTATTGCTTCCTTTTGGCGAAGGTGGAGAAGATTGAAGAACCCTTGCCGGAGGATGGTAATTTGCCGTCTCTGGTATCGGTAAAACAGTATGCCCTGGGAGCGGTTTATTGCGGGGTTGCTCCTGATGAATTGGGGTTGAAAGCCGGGAAGGGGATAGAGATTGTGGATTCAGCGGAAGAGCGGGAAAAAGAAATTGCCGCTCTTATCGAGGACGCAAAGGAACCTTCCAGCGGAGATTGTTCCCTGATTTATGAAGAAGAGGAAGGCGCGGGGGAGGGTGAAGAAGGCGGTGAAAAAGGGAACAAGGGAAAACCTTACAAATTCAAGCTTTTGTGTGCTTCTGATGATTCTGTGTTGCTCAAAGAAGAAGATGGACGCATTTATTTTTCCGCATCCGGTAAAATGCCGGAAGCGGGGGATGGTCTTGAATATGAAAAGCAGCAGAACGGAGAAGGAATGGAGGAAGAAACTGATATATTAAAAATAAAAATTGATTCCTCCGTAGGTTCCAGCGTGGATGATGGCGGGAAATGGCCGGTGAATTTGTCCGTATCTCCAGCCGGGCTAAAGGGGGAATTGGATTTGACTGTGGACACGCAGAAGCATGACGTGGGCGGAGGCTATAAAGTGGGCTTGTCTGCGGCGGACAGGGGTACTTTGTCTTTGGAAGTAACTCCCGGAACTCCGGAAGAATCATTGTCGTTCCGTGCTCCACTCCGTCAAAATGGGAAATATGTGATTCTGGATTATGAATCAAGTTGGTCTGATGCCGTCAACGGTGTGAAGGCAGGCCTGTTTCTGCGGAATAATAAATTGGCTGTGGAGCTGTACGCAGACACGGAGCCGGATGGCTCTGATAATCTTATAAGCGATTCATGGACAGTGTTGGCTTGCGATAGCGACCACGCAATACGCCTGCACCGAGATGAAAACGGAAAAATCTATATCCAGCAGGGGGGCTGGGTTGTAACCTCCAAAATTTATACACCGATAAATTGATAAAAATGAATTACGCAATATTCTGTTATAGAGAAGATTATAAATGCCTTGAATTGTGCGTTAAGCAAATTCGGCGGGCGGATTGTAATGCCAGAATTTATTTATTTGATGACGGGGCGCGCCCGTTAGAGCCGGGGCAGATACCCGCGGGGAAGGATGTGAGTTACAAAGTGACGTATTTTCCCCGGCGTGGAAATTTGAATGGTCTGGAATGTGTGCGGGGCATCCTGGGCTGCATGCTGGATATACCGGGCAAAGAGCCTGTGGTGAAGATAGATGCAGATACCTACCTTGCTTATGGATAAAGCTGAAATTGTCCGATCCCTGAAAGAGCGGAACAAGCTTGCCGGGGGCATGCAATGTGCCGAGCCTCTGGCGTGGAGCGGTTGTTGCTACTGGATGACCAGGGCCGCCATGAGGGATGCTCTGGAGCTATTGGCGCAAAGGGAATGGCCGGAGGGGAAGCAGAAGTACCCGGAAGATGTGACGATCTCTCAAATTGTGACTTATCTCTACGGGAGGGAAGGCGTAGATATGCTGGAGTTCCGCGGAGGGCGTCATTTAATCGGTGTACGGACATGTGATCCGTCCCTGCTGGTCAAGATTGCGGAAATTGCCAAGAGCGGGGTATGTGTCGCTCATTGCGGGCAGATGTCTTTTTACCGGCAATTTCAAGAGCAATATGGGGAGACGCTGCGTGAAGCGTGCGCGCGGGTGATGTGGTGGATATTGCATGCTAGCGGTCCTGATTCCAAGACTTTTGAAAAAGCTCCTGAAGGGTAGGATGGAGCTTTATTTGGATATTGAGAGCGGGATTTTTCGGAACCGCACGGGTGATGAAAATATGAATTTGTGCGGGGTGCGTCTTGTCCGCAGGCAGGATGTGCCCGTGTCTTTATCCTTTTTGGGGCGTGAGCTTGAGGCCGGGCGCGTCACGTTGGCGGCCTATCATAAAAGTAACGGGCAGTTATTGGCTTACCAGGAAGGGCAAATAACGGGCGGGACCGTGGAAATGGTGGTTGATTTTGATACACAGGAAATACGGGGGGCGGCCCGGGAAGCGGAGGGCAAAACTATAGAGGCGCGGGTGGCTGTGCTGGTGGAGACGGAGGAAGGGAAAGGTGTTTATCATTCTCTTCCGTTGAATTTCTATTTGGAGCCGGGGTTGATAGGAGATGAGCATTTGCCGAATTCTGCCCGGCCGGAATGGGAAATGATGTATGAAACTGTGTTGGAAAGAGCCGAAGAAACGGAAGGTTATGCAGGTTCCGCTTTGGCCTCCAAAAGGGCCGCCGCCGCTTCCGAGGCCGCCGCCGGCACGTCCGCAACCAACGCGGCCCGTGACGCTAAGAGTGCCCATGAAGCTAAAACGGCTGTGGAGTCGCTGGCTACCACTTGGCCGGAAACGGTCAGCAATGGAAAGCAACAGATTATTGAGGCCAAGAATGAGGCTGTTACTGCTATTCAGGACAAGCAAGCCAATTCTGTTCTTGCCGTGGGGAGAGCACAAAAAACTGCTACGGATAAGATTTCCGGAGCGCAGGCGGGCGCCGTTTCCGCGGTTCAGGCGGCGGGAAAGGAAGCGCAAGGAACAATCACGCCCCTTGTCCAACGTGTCGAAACCGCTAAAGAGGCTATAGATCAGGCGGAGGGTCGCATCAATACGGCCGCGACTAATGCCGCGAATTCTGCCACTAGCGCGGGCAACTCTGCAACAGCGGCGGCTAATGCTCTGGCGGCTATTCCGC